GGACGAAGACGTAGCGGAAGAGGTTGGGAAGTCAGCCGAAGACGAACTCATAGAGAAGTACTTATAATATGGCGACAAGGGAAGAACTCGTAGGCGCACTCCGGAAGGCCGATGAGGCTGGCGATACGGCGGCGGCACAGGCCATCGCCCGTCGCATCAAGGAGCAGGAGGACGAGAACACGCTGAGCGAAGACATCCAAGGCTTCGGGCAGACTGTACTCGACGGTCTGTTCGTTGGCTTCGGGGACGAGATCAGTGCGGCTGGCCGCGCAGGACTCGGCGAGCTGTTCGACACCCTCGGCGGGCTAGACACTAGCGAGACGCTGAAGGAAAGGTTTGCCCGTGAGCTGGAGTCTGGTCGGGAGATCGAGGAGAACTTCCGCAAGGACCACCAAGGGCTGGCTCTGGCGAGCGAGATCGTACCCGCTATGGTAACAGGTACGGGGCTGGCTAAGATGGCTGGTGTCGGCGCTACCCGTGGTGCTAACGCCATCCGCGGGGCCGGTGCGGCTACCGCAGAGATGGCCGCGTACCAGATCGGTGAGAAGGAAGGGGACCTCAGCACACGCTACGAGTCCCTCGACGCTACCGATGCGCTGGTCATTGCGTCCGGTCCTGTACTGGGCGCAGTCGGCGGTTCCCTCATGCGCGGCCTCGACCCTGACTCGGCTTCCCTCGGTGAGCTGACTGCCAATGCGGCCAAGGCGGTAGCCAAGGTAGGCAAGGCAGGCGGCGAGACGGGCGCGGATCTGGTCAAGGGCGTCGGCAAGTACACCGAGAAGGCGCTGGACGTAGCCACCGGCGGGCGCGTGAGCCCCATCGTAGAGGCCGTCACAGAGGAAGCCATCATCCCCACGGTCAAGGCCGTGCAGGAAGCGGCGGCCCCTGTCGGTAGAGCGCTCGGGGAAAAGTGGGACAAGGCGTTCACTCCGGTACGCACGCTGGCGTCTAAGAAAGTCAACCCCACGTTCGGCTCACGGCTGGAGCGTGGGGCCATTAACGGCCAGCGGGCTACCGAAGAGGTGGACCGCCTGATGTTCAACAAGCACAACCTCGGTCGTATCCGTAACGCCACGCAGGGTAACGAGCGGGCGATGGCGGCGATGGCTGACCTCGGGAACGGGGAGATCAAGACGGAACAGCGTAAGCTGGCAATGCGGGTACTGAAGGAGGAGCTAGGGGAGACGGACTACAACGACTTCATGGGCTTCCTCAAGGACCAAGAGGAGTTGCTGAACAAGCACGCACCGTACACGCAGACGGAGAAGCGTACGTTCGGTCACCTGTCTGTCGCACGAGACACCGACACCGACCTAGCCACTAAGGCTCTGGCGGGGCAGGGCGGTGATATGACCTACATGGCCGAGCGGTCGTTGCGTAAACAGCGTGAGGCAGGCGAAGCGGCCAGCCGGCTGAGCACCAGCGACGCCACCATGAAGGACAAGAAGGCGATGGCTCGTCTGTCGGAGGACGGCTCGGGCCTGTCGCAGTACGGCAGGGAGAACCCGATCCAGCACCCGATCGACAGCCACCACTACTTCATGCGCGCTAACGCACAGATGAGTAGCATGAACAAGGCGCTGGGTATCCGGGGTGCGGCGAACGCAGACGAACGCGCGGCGGCGGCGCAGGGTAAGTTCTATCAGGACCAGTTGCGTGCCGCTGTCGGCGGTAACGACGACGCCGTCGAGCTGTACAATCAGGTGGTCTGGGGAAGCCAGCGGTCTATGGCGAAGGAGCTACAGGTCGTACGTAACCTCGGCTACTCCACTACGATTGCCAACCCGTACGGTGCGCTGTTGCAGGCACACGATGGATTCAACGCGGCGTTCGCCCACGGTAGCGACAACATGTTGCAGGCCATGATGAAGAAGGGCGGCTTCGACTTGACTATGGAAGACGTCGGTATCCTGCGCGCACAGTTTAACGAGATGACCCCACGCGTACGCGCTGGCGGTGACTCGCTGACTGGGGCCGAAGGGATGCACGTGCTGGCCCGGCAGTCTGAGGCGCTGTTGGACTGGGCCATGAAGCACTCGGGATTCCAGTACGGCGACACGGTCATGAAGGGTAAGATCATGCAGTCCGGTCTGTTGCAGGAGCAGGCGATCCTCAAGAACAACCCGTCCAAGTGGCGCGACAAGTGGAAGTACACCTTCGACAAGGCGGAGCTGGACGAGCTGGAGGTAGCCCTGCGGGACGCCGACAATAGCAACGACCTGTTGAAGCAGTTGGGTCTGATGAAGTTGTCTAAGCTACAGCCTATCAGTGCGGCGAGCAACACGTACTACCAGCTGTCTGTACCCAACGCACGTATCTTCTACATGCTGAAGGGTTTCGCTATCACACAGCTGGACCTCATCAAGAACCGCATCAAGCAGAACATGAAGGAGGGCGGCATCCGTCAGGCTGGGCCCGACATGCTACGCTACATGGCCCTGTCGGCTGGCGGCTACGGCCTCGTACATGAGACCCGTCAGCTGGCCAAGGGTGAACTGCCTGACTACAGCAACGTACCCACGCTGGCGTTCTATCAGGCTCTGTCGATCCCGACGATCGGTGCGTCAGGGGGTACGGACTACGGCTTCGAGATGTTCCGCCGTGACCCCGCCGGTGCTATGATGAATAACTACGTACCGCCACTCGGTCCCATTGAGGGTATCGGTAAGGATCTGGGAGAGCTGTTCGGTAGCTCCGAGAACCCCAACAAGTTCGTACCGGACGAGACGCTGAAGGACATCCCGATCATCGGGCCGACCCTGTTCAGCTGGTTGTTTGACGAGTAGGTGACATGGAAGTCAACGCGAAAGAATGGATGGACGAGATAGACAAGAAGGCTACAGAGAACGCCTTGCAGATTGCACTGCTGAAGATGAAGGTCGAGGCGAACCACGAGGCTGTCATGAAGAACAGCGACGTACGCCTACAGGCTATCATGGAAAGGTTCGATCGGCTGGACGCCGGGGGCTGGAAGCTGTGGTCTAAGTTGGGATCACTGCTGGTTGTCATCAGCTGTGCCGTGTGGTTCACGGTGGTCGAGCCCATGAAGGCGGACATCGCCATACTCGAGAGGAGACTACTAGATGCGGAGCGTGATCGCGGTGCTATTGTTAGCTCTGAGCCTGAGTAGCTGTAGCACTATCGCACCGCTGGCGGCTAAAGCCCTCACAGGAGCTTCACAGAGCGGCATAGAGGTCGATGCTAACGCGGGGAAGGCCGAGACTAGGGGTGACGATAGCGTCGCTCAGAACGCCAATACGGCCGTCTCAGTGGATGCAGGTAAGACAGAGAAGTACGAAGGCCCGGTCGGGCAGGTGATTAACGAGGCGGGGATGCCCATCCACGTGCTGTTACTGTTGGTCTTGCTCGCAGGATGGGCGATACCGTCACCCGAAGAGATGGGTCACGGGATGGTCAGGATCATTCGGAAGCTACGCGGTCCTTCTCCTCAGTAGCGTTCTCCTTTATTACGACGTACGCCTGCTCAAGGCAGATCGTAGCCACAGCGATCCAGCGCCGGTACTTGCTGATAACGTAGTGCTGGTAGCTGATGTAAAGGCCCGCTCCAATCAGCAGGCCAGACAGTACATATATTTCGGTCATCGTTGTAGCTCCTCGGGAAAGTACTTCAGTTGGTGTAACATCTGAAGCAGGTTACACATGGCGTGCCCTAGGTGAGAGCGGCCGGACTCGGGGTCCAGATCCTCGCCCGCTTGCCATGCAGACATGTGTCGCATGAGGCAGGCATAGCTCACCGTCCAATGGGTGGGCCTCTTCCAGTTGTCACGTTCGTACTTGCTAGCCCCGTACTCCAGCACCCGTGCCGCTTCCTCAAGAAGCTCCATAGGTACGAGGGAGTAATCGGGCTTGCCCTCGTTGTACCGCAGACTGCGCTCAGTGGACTGTGAAGTCATTGTCATACTCCTCGTTAAGGAACTGCATTACAATGGCGGTCTTGCCTAGGTCGAACATGGTGTTCATCCCGTCGTTGCCTGTCTCGCTGTTACCGCACAGTGCGACACCGACCTCGGGGATCAGTGCGCATGCGGCAACCTCGACGACACCGTCGGGGTCCATCTCTTCTAACAGGTCGGCGAACTCACGCAACGCCTCGGCCGCAGACTTGGTCTTCTCGTTGGTCGGGAAGTCGTATATGTTGCTCACTCGTCTACCTCCAAGTAGTCGTTGAACCTCTGTCGGTTGTCTATGATGTGGTCACGCAGGGCTTCGATCAGCACGTCGATGTCAAGGTCCAACACCTCCACGATCTCGTCCGCGTCCATGCGGTATGCGATCTCTGCGATCAGTCCATCGTTACTCATCTCTGGAATCTCCCTTGCCATGAAGCATGAAGGCCATGAGGCAAGCCGCGTATGTAGCTCCGGCGGCAAGTGCGGCGTAGTAGTATATTCCATGACTCATCGTTCCCTCCTGCTGAACAGTTTCTCTGCGTCGCAGGTATCCGTGTTGGCTAGTAACAACAAGATACCAAAGGTGATACCGAATGTCAATAGCCCGTACGTCAGGCTGAACTCACCGAACATTATACTCTCCTCACCTTCTTGCCTAGGTTCATGTACTCGACGTGCGGCTCGCCGTCGATCACCACGCCGCACGCTACGACTGGCTTCTTAGCAAAGTGCTTACCGTATGCGAACGCCATGTGGGTGTGGTCTACGCCACAGCCGACAGCCATACCCCAGACCAGCTCTTGGTCCGTAGCGGTGGCGCTGATGCCGGCGTTGCTGTGGTTGTGACCGGAGACGGTGCATCGCATGCGTGTCTCTGCGTCCTTGCGGAACCCGTTGATACCGCCCGCCGTCTCACCGTGATGGTACAGGACGTCGTCGATCTCTACGCTATCCGCTACGGTCCAGCCCTCGGGCATGCCGAACAGGTCCTCCATCGGACGCATGAAGATGCTTGGCTCCATGCCCAGCTTGCGTAGCTGTCGGGCGGGGATGCGGTCGTGGTTGCCCATGATGAGGGTGGCCACGGGGAACGCCTCGTACCAGTCCTTGGCCCGCTCGTAAGCAGACTCGTACTCGCCGATCACGTTGTGCAACATGGGCTCGCTGTCGTGGAAGGACAGGCTGTGGTTGTCGAACATGTCCCCGATGTGGACGATGGTGTCTACGTCCCATGCGTCGAACGTCTCTTGGCAGAACTCAAGGTAACCCGCCAGCTCGAAGGGCAGGTGGGTGTCGCCGATGATTCCTACTCTAGCCATTGATAATCTCCTGTATGTATGGTAGCGCCGCGATGGTAACACCTACGCTGGCAAGGGCGATGAGTGCCCACTTGGTTTTGAAGTCGTCAACCTCTATACGGAACGACACGATCTCGTTACCTAGGATGCGCAGGTAGAAGCTAAAGAATCCGCTATCCATTCTTACGTTCCTCCCTCTCGCGGTTAGTCTTCAGTTGGTGGCATGGCTTACACAGGATCTGAAACCCGTCAGCCTCACAGAACATGCGCTCGACGAATCCGGGTAGGTCGTCGAACGTCTTGAGGCTACCGCATGGCTCGATGTGATCCACGTGTACCTCGTTGCCCTTGAACAATTCGTTGCAGGCGTTGCACCGGTAGCGCCCGCCGTTGTCCGTCAGGGTGTAGGCGTTGCGCTTAGCCTGATGCTTAACCGGATACTTTTGGAAGGCGGATCGGAGTGCGTTCCTAATGAAGCCGAAGTACCGCGCCTCCGTCCACGTTCCGCCTGCTCTGGTGCGCTCTACTCGGCGGCCCATAGCTGTCCCTCTTCACGTCTGATCCACAGGCATCGTGCCTGATTCAGCAACCAGCGGTCGACTACCGCATCGGCTTCGTCTAGGCACATCCCCACCTTCTCGTACCCTTGCATATACACGGAGCGGACGTAGTCGTACATGTCCTTGGTGCTCACCATGTCATCGATCGGGTCGAGTACCTTGGCGGTAGCCTTCTGTCCCACCATCTTATACAGACCGGGGATGTTGTCAGTGGCGTCGCCAGTTAGCAGTTGCTTGTAGAAGAAACGATCTGCCTCCTCCTCTGTCACTAGGTATACTCCTTCGTTCTTGCCAGCCCAGCAGTAGTGCCATCCCGGTACTCCGTTCAGATCCTTGTCGAGCGTGGCGATACCGTGACCGTGCTGAACAGCGCCGATGCCTAGCAGGTCATCAGCCTCTTCGCCGTCGGTCACGATGGCGTCTAGTTTGCGAATCGCATAGTCACGCAGGGCGTCGAAATGTCCGGGCTTGCGTGAGTCCTTGCGGTTCCCCTTGTAGGGATGCTCTTCCGTGCCATACTCCGTGCGGTAGTTGGTCTTACCGGTGAGATAGAAGTGCCCCGTGCGAGCACCGCATGCGTCCATGATGTCCAGTGTAGCGACCTTCAAGGAGTGCATAGCGAACTCGACGGGGTCCTCCTCGGCGGCGAACCCGATCCGGTAGATCAGGATGTCGCCGTCGATTCCCCAAACCGTAGGCTTAGAGGATGTCGCCATCAGCCTCGCCCTCAGCCGCTTCGGGTGCAACGACTTTGGTGACGGTTAGCTTGACGATGCGTGGGGTAGTGCCGCGCTTGCCGGCGTACTCCCAGTCGACGGGCTTGATGACAGCGATCACTTCACTGCCGTAGCCCAGCATACCTGTACGTCCCTCGAAAGATTCACCCTCGGAGGATACGGGGATGATCGGGAACTTAGACTTACAGGTCACGAAGTCTCCTCGACCGTAGCTGTCGTCCTTGTTGTTCACTGCAATGCCTGACTCCTCGAACCGCTCGACTGCGGCGGGGCTCAGGTTAGCAAGCTGAACGGTGTACTTGTCAGCCATTCGGTCCTTCACTTCCAAGTTAGGGAAGCTGATGGTAGCTCGTACTTGGAACGTAGGTGCGTTATCAATAGCCATATTGCTTATCTCCATCGGTTAGTGTTGGTACTACAGTTACTAAGGTAACACGGCGTACTCCCCATGTCAATGGGTTTCTGCCCACGTGTTACCTATTTGGTACTCACCATCCAGCGGACAGCGCAACCCAAGCTCGCGGCCTGCTCTTCGGATGGCGTTGCGGAACACCCTGCCCACCTGCTCGGCGTACGGCTCGGGCACCTCGACTTGGAACTCGTCGTGTACCTGCGCCACTAGGCGGTACGGTATCCGCATCTGTCGCAACCGATCACTTGCAAGGACTAGCGCCTGCTTCATGACGATCGCACCGGCAGACTGAAGCAAGGTGTTGAGGGCGGCGTGCTCGGAACGGACATGAACTCTACGTCCATCTAATCCGGGGAGGTATTCCTTACCCGCCAGCCTCTTGACCTTGTCGATCAGCTTCGACAGTGCCGGTGTGTTATTGAGGAACCGTGTCTTCAGCGCACGGCCCTCCCAGTCGGTGCCCCCTACGATGCTACCGATCTTCTTATCGCCTGCCCCGTAGAGGAAGGCGTAGATGAAGGTCTTCGCATCGTCCCGTGTCGGTAACCCCGCCGCTTCTTGGTTGGTGGCGTGGATGTCACCGTCGAGGATGGTGCTGGTGTAGTCGTCGTCCTGCATGTAGTGGGCCAGCATGCGTAGCTCCAAGCCGCTGGCGTCTATGCCTACCAGTCTGTTGCTTGGCTCCACGGTGAAGCACCGACGGTACTGCGCCTCGCTTGGTATCTGTGCGAGGTTGGGTGACGAGTGGCTCATGCGTCCGGTCACTGCGCCGATGGTGTTCACCCTGCCGTGGATACGTCCACCCTTGCAGTTGTCCAACCAGCTCCGCAACATACCGATGCGCTTGCCCAGCGTCAGGTACTCAAGCACCAACGCCGCCTCGGGGATGTGGCTCTGCTCCTTCAGCGTTGTCTCATCCACGATGGTGTTGCCCTTCTCTGTGAACTTAGTCCACTTGACTCCCTTACCCTCCAGCCTACGTGCTACCTGCTGGCGGGAGCCGGGATTGAATACCTCGACGTGGTCTTTCAGTTGCTTACCCGTCTTCTCAGACCAACGCTCGGTTACGATCGGAGGGAACACAGCCTGTAGCTCGGCGGTGATCTCCTGCATACGTGTGTCGTGCGCTACGTACAAGTCAGAGGCCATGTCGAAGTCGAAGCAGAAACCATTGGCCTCCTGCTCTCGGGTCAGTCGTGCAACCTCCATCTCCAGCATGACACTGCGCTCGTCGAACCCAGCCAGCTCCCTGACCAGCCACTCGAACACGTCGGCGTTAGCTCGTGTGTCCTGCAAGCAGTAGTCGATCATCTCCTGCGTCACTGGTCCGTCGAAGTCCTCGACTGCGAACTCGTCTTTCTGCTGAAGTCCAGCGAGTATAGCGAGTCGCTTAAGGCTATGCCCACCCTCGCGGTCAGGACGAGCAAGGCGAGACATGATAAGAGTGTCAAGGCATACAGTCGCTTCGCTAGGTTCCCAACCCCAGACCCGCTTGAGTACGGGGAGGTCGAAGCCGATGATGTTGTGGCCGGAAATCGTCGGGCCAATTCGTTCAGCATCCAGCGCCTCCTTGCTGTCGATCCACGTCGAGGAGGAAACGATCCCACGCTCTACGTAGCTCAGCCCCACTCCGTGTATCGTGTTGTGGTCGAGCGTTGTCTCGATGTCTAAGATTACATACGTTTCTGGCGATGTCATAGCCATACTGTATCTCCTGCAATTCAATTACGTGTTGTCCCATCTTGCTCATAGCTGTTCCTTAGCGCGGAAGGCGCGGCCGGTGTAGTAAGACAGTTCGCAGTGGTCGTGCTCGCCGAATACTCTGAACACTGTGTCTATGATAGCACGTCCCACCGCATACCGCAAGCGGTGTCGTCTCATGTAGCACGTCTCGCTCAAGGTGTACGGGTACGGCGCGCCGCCAAGGTGTAGTGTCTGGTTGAACAGGATGGATACGCATGCCCAGTAGGCACGCACCCTATACGTCCAGCTCATAGTGCGTCGTCCTCCTCCAGAGGTGTGAACTCCTCAAGCCTGCCCGTCTCGTTGTTGTACAGTACGTAACCCGCCGGCCCAGTGATACCGCTGAAGCGATTCTTAAGCACACGGATCTGCGTGGTGTTACGTTCGACGGGGCACTCGGCTTGGCCGTTACGCTCCAGCCCGATCACAAAATCCGACAGCTGTGCGATGGCGGCGGAGCCACGTAGCTGTGCCACTGACGTCACCGCTCCCTCTTCGTGGCCCTTACCGTCAGGCCGCTTGAGGTGGCTCACTGCGAACAGCACGATCCCTGTGTCCTGCGTCAGCGTCCGGAGCTTGGTCATGATCTCGTCGAGTGCACGTCGTTCGTCGCCGTACTGTCCACCCGATACGAGGATCGAGATGTGATCCAGCACGATGATCTTGCAGTCCATAGCCTTGGCCATGAAGCGCACTCGGCTCACCACCTGATCCACGGTAGCGCCGGTGTCGAACGAGGCATCCATCACGAACAGGTTGTCGTCGCCGAACACACGGTCGAAGGACTGCTTGTATGCGTCCTCGCCACGCTTCACCTTGGAGCTAGGCAGATGCACCGGAGTGTTGAGGTCGATGCCCATGAAGCCCTCAGCTGTACGCTCAACGCTCTCCTCCATGAACAGCACACCGATCTTGTTGTCGGTCGTGTCCTTGATGTGCATCACGATCTCTCGCAGGATGGACGACTTGCCCAGCCCTGAGCCAGCACACACTGTCACTAGCTCCGTCGGTCGGAAGCCGTACGTCAGCTCGTTCAGTGGAGCCCACGGGTAATCCCCCATAGCATCCGGTCGCTCACGTGACAGCCGTTCCCACAGCTCGTCCTTAGATAGCACACCGTTGGGTGTGTACTGCGGAGCCGCCCAGTACAGGTCGCTGAACTCCTTGATGTTACCGTTGGTCAGGTAGTCGTTAGCGTCCTTGCCTACCTTGGGGTCCATCTTCATGATGCGTAGCTTACCGGCGAAGATGTCGGCTACCCTTTCGACTGCACCCTTGCCCGCCTCGTCCGCATCGAAGCACACGATGATCTCTTGATACCCGTCGAGGTATTCGTATGCAGTCTTGAAGTCCTTGGCGGCAGACTGAGCGCCACCCTTGAGGCTGACCACATCACACCCGCCGTTGAGTAGATGCCGTGCGGCCATCGCATCGAACTCGCCCTCGGTAACGACGATCCGCTTACGATTAAAGTTACTGAACTTCTGCTGACCGAACAGGCCAGCCTCCTTGATGTCGCCGATGACTTTGAATCTCTTGTTATCGTCGCGCACCTTGAAGGCGCAGGGCTGGACGTCACCCTCTCGGAAGTAAGGGAAGCCCACCTCGTTACCTAATGTCACGACGCCGTAGAACTCAGACTGGTCGGCCTGTATCTTACGTGCTGGGTGCGACGTGAACTTGTCGCGCATCCACGCATCGATCCACCTGTCTAGTGCATGGCTCTGCGGTTGCAGATCTACTGCCATTGGTTTCTCCTCTCTGTTGTATGTGCGGTGACCGCATGAGTAGCAGTGGGTGTGGCCGTCGTCGTAATGCGCATTGGCATCCGACGAACCGCACTCATCGCATGGTCCCTTGTGTGTGCATCTGCTGTCTTCCATCAGTCCTCCCAGTGGTAGTTGAGCCGGCCGGTGACGTCGTACTTATCGTTACGGTTAGCCCAAGGTTCCTTCAGCTTAGCACACAGATCACTGTAGTGCAAGCGGAGGGACGCCGCTTCGGTATCCGTCAGCGGTTCGCCGTCGAAGTACCACTCACCATTGACACTATAGAGACGGTCGTGGATCTTTTCTACTCGGAACACTTGAAGTCCTCCTAAAAATATGCTAGGATAAAGGAATACCATATGGATTCGTTAAGGCAAACCCAGTAGTCCTCTCAGTGGATTGTTTTTCGTAGTGGGTCGTATCCATATAGATGCTCTGAGGTAATCTCTGCCGCACCTTAAGGTTACCCATAGGGATCAAAGAAGTCCTCCTCATCGGAGTCCTCTTGGCTAAACGATTCGGAACCTAACTGATTCCAGTAGCCCACTCGGGCTTCACGCTCAGCGGTGGGGTCGTAAGGTAACTGTTCGATCACCCCGCCCCGCGCCAAGAACTCAGCCGTGTGCTGTGCGATAAGCTCTCGTTGCTTGTCTTTCTGTTGCTGTGCAAAGCTGTCGCCAAAGATGAACTCGTTGAAGTCCAAGTCCATGTCGCCCGCCGTGCTGTATGATAGTCGTTTCATGATCGCTCCACGCACTTCTTCAGTGCCTCTAAAGTTTCGGGGTCGAGTGGCTCGGGCTCTCGTTGCTGTGTCTGCACTTGCACGCATGACACGTAGCAGTCCGTGTACCCTCGCTCTCGTAGTAGTTTAAGGTCGGCTATTGCGTCAGCCGCTCGGTAGTAGATGGTCTTTAACTTATGCTGACACCACAGCACGTGGACCTCGTTACCGTTCTTCTCCATAGCGGTCCTCCTTGTATCTCCCTTTACCGTAGCCGGTGCGCTTGTCGTCGTCCTTCTCCCGACGTCTACCGTTCCACTGGTCAGCGATCAGGGCCAGTGCGAACACCAGCACAATACCTATTGCTATATCAGCCATCATTACAACCTCCAATACCCTTCAGATGTTAGCGTGAGACCTCTACTGCTCATGTCTGAGGCACAATCTCGGTCTACCCCATACTCACCTACACGGTGGGCATCAAAGGCCGCTGTCGACGTAAACACCCTGTCACATGACCGGCATCCGGTTCGTTGGAAGTGCGGGACTGTCGCTTCGACTTCCTTAAGACTCGCTTCCATCTCGCTCCTCCTTCAGCTTGTCCATTGCGTACTTGATTTCCTTCAGCTCCGCATAGCGAGCGCCAAGGTCATCAAGCATACCCTCAAGCGTGACCAGTGCGGCGTGCGCCACCCAGTCGTTACTCTGTGAGATCTTCCAGCAAGCGTTAGCCAGATCTTCGCACACACCATCGATCATCCTCAAGTCTCTACTAAGATCCTTCATGCTCATGGGTACACCTCCACTGTATGCTCTGCGGTTATATATTCCTCCAGCTTCTCCACCATCCAAGCCGTCTCCTTGTAGCCTCGCAGTGAGGCGTGGATGATAGACCGCTGTGGCTCTTGGTTGCCGATGGGCGTCTCGTTAGTCAGCTCGATGCCGTAGTCGTACAGGA